AATTATATTAGTTATTTTATTAAATTTATTAATTCTTATTTATCAAAGAGTGATGGTTTAGACCTTTTACAAAATAAAGGAAGTGTTTACAATAATTTGATGTCTGTACAACCTAATTATCGTCAGTTCACCAAACTACGTTCAAAGTTCCAGAATTGTGAAGTAGATATACCTGATGAGTACAAACTTAAATTAAGTAACATGCATGGTATTGGACTCATGAAGCCCGTTAAAGAATGGTGCATCCAAAATAAACTTATAGATCGCATTAAACTTGAAGAAAGTTTAAGAAATGCAAATGATCAAGATTTAGCCCGATCTAAACTTACTGAACAAATAGATAGGTTTAAGGTCAAGGTTTCTTTTCATTGCAAACGCAGTGTACATTGTACCGTCGTGAAGAGTATGCTACAAAAGTTGATTCTTCAACAGTTGAAAACACGAAGAAAACCGATACGGTGCGCTAAAACTATTTGGAAAATGATCAATAAGCAGTCAAGTGCTGGTTTTCCTTATAATAAGCGAAAGAAATTTTATTTTCACATCGTCAAAAAGATTGTAGATGATATTAAAAATGAAACTCTAGACCCTGAAATCTTTTCTCGTCCTTGTGTTGTACACAGGGTTCTTCAGCCTGGTGTAGATGAAGTTAAAAATAGATTCATTTATTGTCTACCAATCGAAATTACTGTGATTGAGATGTATTTTGGGATTGACATTATTCATGATTTTCAAAAGACCCCAAACATACCTATTAAATTAGGATCAACTCAGTGTGAGTTGCATCAATATATTATGAAAAATAAAAAGAATAAGAATTCTGCTGCTGGGGACTATTCCAAGTTCGATTCCACTCTACCTAAGTGGTTACAGTATACTAGTTTTCATATTATTAAACATATGCTTGATATGACAGACTATGAAAGCAGAGTATTCGATATTATGGTAGCGACTATCATTGAAGCAAATATTTACCATCCGCATGTTGGTTTTGTGAAAAGAGGTCGTGGATTAGTATCTGGTTCTTTTTATACTAATTTAATTGACTCAATCTGCAATTGGTATATCATAGAATATTCACTCCAGTGTTGTGCTAAGGATTCTTCCGGCGAGTCACTCGTTTATAGTGTATCTGGAGATGATTCTGTTTTCTTCTTTGATAAATTAGATTTGGATTGTATAGGTAGACGAGTATGATATTATTTCAAGATGACTTTAAATTTCCCAAAGGAACACCAATTTAAACGTTCATCCTCGTCGGCACATTTCTTAGGTAGTATATTTACACCTTCGGGTCCTCTAAGGAATGTTAGGAAAATGGCACTTGGCTGCATTATGACTACATATCAATGGCCTGACTTCAAAACAACCAATGAGTTAATCAAGTCACGTGTTTTCTCAGTCTTCGGTAATGACTGTAGATTGAATAAATGGTGAAAAACATGGGGGTGGGGAGATAT